CATCTCTTACGTTTTTCGGGAGTTGGTCAAAACTCGTAACGTTATAACGGTCAAAAATCTCTTGTTGTGCGTCAGCACTAATTGACCCCACAGTGGTCGTAGGATCAAATCCGGCTATTTTAGCTTGTAAGTTTTCGGCTAGAAGCGAGGAACCGTTCTCAATATCTCGCACTGATTGTAAGTTGCCGTTACCATAAGACAGGGTCTGGTCACGCAAGAATTGTAATTGTTTCGGAGACAGGTCAGCTATGTTCAATCCAAGAACTTCAAGTGTACCCTGCATGGATGAGGCTACAGCAGTATCAAGCTCTTTCTGATACTGTGCGGCGTTAACAGGCAGGCTCTCATCTTTACCTGTAGTCAACCAGTGGTAGCGTGCATCGTCGTCGCTTATATCTCCAAGGTTGTTGACTGCTTTATATTCTGCAGCGTTGAACTCGTCGCCTGTCATGGCTCGCACATAGGCGTTTTGTACGGCGTTGGCGACAGGCACTAGCGCGTCATCAAGCTGATCGCCTGTAGATACAAGATCATTCTTTTCAGTGTCGTACTGCGTTGTGAGCGCAGCAATCTCAGTTGCTTTTGCATCTAAAGAGGTTTGGAGTTTGGTTGTTTCCGGCTTGTACGTATCTTCATAGTACGCGTCTACTTGTGCAGCGTACGTGTTAAAGTCGTTGATAGCAGCGTTGTAGTTGTCTACTGCTGCCTGATATGCTGGTCTATCAGCCTCAACATCTATTCTGGTGTTCTTTAGTACCTCTCTTAGTCTGTTTACTTCTGCAAGTTTACCATCACGTATACCAATACGGTTTTGTAGCTCTGAAACGTACCCATTAAACTGTTGAGCTATTTTTGTGTAGTTTGCATTCTCTGTATCTAATTTAGTCGCTGTGGCTTCTACCTTTTGATAGTCCCCCGTGACTTTGTCGATAGTGTTCTTTACTTCTTTATCAACAATCTTAATAAGTTCTTGCTTACCGTATGCGTTTGCAGACGCATATAGTGTGTCCGATACATCCGCCCCACTAAATGTAGCGTTAGTTACGTTCTGAATCGTGGTTGTAAGCGCGGCTAGATATCGTCTGTCGGACTCACTGGTAGGATCAAAATTTTCAGTTGTTACATACTCTTGCACCAGCTCTTTTGTGAGCTTGCCTTTAATTACTGCCCCCATGACAACTTCGCCGGTAACTTCTTGCCCGGTAAGTGCTGCTTGTAGAGAGTCTGCTAGTACATTCTTTACGGTGGGATATTGCTCTAGAAAGCTCGTTGCGTCATCTATTGCGCCAACACCCGTGCCGGTGCCACCTGTACCTGTACCTGTACCTGTACCTGTACCTGTACCTGTACCATCACTTGTTACGTCAGTAATCTTTTCGTCAATGTACCCAAGACCAGCTTCAATACCGGCTTTTAGTCCGCCTGTGAGAAACGCTTTGACTGGATCTTGCCCAAGCACCACTGCAGATGCAGCCTGCCCCGAAGCTGTGCCAAGGATTGTCGCCGCAGTTTGTCCTGAACCTGCAGCCACGGCAGCTTCACCTGCATACTTACCTGCATACGAGCCTGCTTGTTGCGCTACATACGCTTTTGCTGATGCTTCAAGGATATCACCGATGTCGCCGCCATTTTGTGCGACATCTACACCTTCAATTACAGGTATAGCCCACGCGTTTCCTGTGGCGTATGCGGCAACGGTAGCGATAGCTTTTATAGGATCGTCTTCAATAGCATCAATAACGTCATCAACAGCGTCAACAACGGGGTCTACGATTTCGTCAATGACCCAATCACCAATGTCACCTATAGCGTCACCAATCCAGTCGATTGGCTTGGTAATAACATCTACTATATCGTCTATTATGTCGCCCATTACACCATATCCTGCAGGGGATCTTCGCCTATCTTTATAAACAGTGCATATCTACCATCTTCTAGCTTACCAACATACAAATCAGTATCTACGCGAGTTAACTTTCTCTGAAGCATTTTTACTGCAGACAATAGATTCTCATCAGAAAATGTTGCGGAGAAATGCGTGATACCTTTGTCTTGTAGGTATGCGCCATACTTAATTATGTTTTTTATGTAGTTTCTAGCTGTGTCTACATTCAAAGGACGACCAGCCATTTTGTTTTTGTTCTTGCCTTTGCCAGTATGAGATACAAATACTGTGTTTCCAAACTGCGCTATATCTACAGTGGGCATACCGCCCTCGCGGACCAACGCGAGCATGGCAGTTTTAGCAGGCATAGTGTTTCCCACACCGCTTTGCTCCATATTATCCAACGCCATAATCATGACGGTGTGCATATCTAATTCTTGTTTTGTGCTGTCTACGGTTTGCACTAGCTAACCTCTAAAATACTAGCCACAACATGCAATCTGTTTGCTGTCGCAGCGGTAACTTTCAATGCCTCACCCGTCTGTACTACAAGCGGACCTGTCAATAGTTCTACTGTAGCGTTTGCACTAACAGCTTTAGTTTTAAATACACTAAATGTAGCAGGAGAAGATTCTGCATCTGTAATGGTAACAGTTATAGTGTCTGCGTTGCCTGAATCTTCGGATACAAGAATAGACTTTACTATGGCTGTAGTGAGCGCAGGAGCAGTGTATAGGGTTGTTACACTGGTGCTAGATAGATCTTTCTTTGCATTTACATATACGTTTGGCATTAGCTCATAAACCACCCAGCAGCTTCTGCTCTGTCAGATACAGTAGCATTTCGTATTGCTGTATCTACTTGTGTAAAATACAGTCGTAATACGTTGTTAAACTGCTCAAAATCTTGTTGATTGTACTCTACAGGAGGGTATGGTAGCGCCGGAACACGAAATATAACTCCATATCTAGAAGTATCTATGGCCATTATCGTCTCCCATCTGGGCGCATATCAAGCCTAGGAGAGCCAAACTGCCAAGTAACTCCAACGGCACTAGACTCTACCCGCATAGACATCTGTCTACCGCGCACTCGGATGTCTATTTGATCTGTGTACACCTCAACAGGAGAGGATGCGCTGCGCGTGACGGTAGCATTGTTAACACCCCCCGTAGAGGCAGGAGAAGTGATCCCAGCTCCAGAGTTTGCCAGAGGCTTCAGAGTCATTGTGACTACAGGACTGTTGGCTGTCGATCCATCAAACGATATGTCGGGTATTACACGGTTTACCAGCGCAAACTTATGCCCGTCATCCAAATCAAAGTCTGCAGACTCTACAAACGCTGTAATCGCCGTCTCAGTGGCCGTCTCATTATCGTTGATGCCATCTTCATGGTTAACTAGATTGTTATTGTAAGTTGCTGCTAACGGGTTATCACGTAACCCAGAGTCAAGCCACGCGGTACGAGCCAGAGTGCCGTAATACCATATATTTTCCATGTAATTGTATATGACATAGCGATCTATATTGTTTGAGTTGGTAGAACAATAAAACCACCACACCTCATGAAATGACTCGTTGGTGCCAGAGAACACTTGTTCATACTGTTGCGTGTTAAAATCATTAAACACGTACTTACGCACATCGCATTTTAATGGCTGAGAGCGACCATCGTATTTGTAGAACTTATCTGTACCCATCCAATATGCGATGCCGTTAGCGTAGGCTACAGATTTTTGTCCTGCGATTGATATGTTTTCGCCAACAAGCGATGCTGCCCATACCGCAGGTGCGCCCACATACTGCAAGGAGTACAAAGAAGAATCTGTGAAGACCAAGACTTCTTGTCGAGCCTGAGACGCCGACACAATCTTTGTACCACGAGACAGACGCAAACTACCTGCTTGATTAGTGGCTGAAGGCGTCCAGTTAACAGCATCTTCTTGGTCGGACCAACGTATAAGTGTGGGATCTACCGTAGAAGTGCCAATAGCGTTGGTCCCAAAACAAAATACGAATCGACTAATGTCAGATACAAGCAATAAGTTCTGCACAACAGGGACATCGGATGCGCCACTTAATGACGATAGCTCTACTGCTCTAGTAGATAGTGAGGTGCTGTCCCCAGAATCCCATATGTACAACCTGCCACCACTTGGTCCGAAGATAAGATCTTCTCCAAAATTAGATTGATTCCAGATACGAACAGGGTTTACTGAAGACTGACCAATACCCCAAGTAGCAGATCCCCAAGAACCTGCACCCCAGCCCGTAATTGGTGTAGCAAACGCTGTGCCTACATTAACTTGATATGCTGCAGACACAGTCCCGCCACCTGTTGCGCTAGAGCTAGCAGCAGAGTCTACGGTTATGTTGTATGTAGTAGAGCTGACGATGTCGATCTGAAACTCGCCATCAATAGTCACACCACCCACAGCACTAGCGTTACTAAACGTAACAAAGTCCTCGTCAATAAACCCACCGTTAGCGTCAGTCACCAACACGGTGGTAGACCCAGAAGTCGTAGTAAACGGGTTTGTTAAAGACACAGTGGCACGTAGGGGCGTCACGTCGTTGTACCCACCCCCTTGCTCAATATAAAACTTGAGATGCGTGCCTACGCCAATATAGTTAGCGCCTGCTAGATTTACCCAGTTATGCAGAGATCTAGCCGTGCCTAAGTATGTAGAGGCAGATATCCGAGTCCAACCGCCAATCTTTTCGGGAGTACCCTGTCTAAATCTGATCTTGTCGCCATCATACCACCCGCCTTCGTTAGTGTACCTAGTACCTTCCCGATTGACCCCGGCTTTCAAAAGCACCTTCTGTAGCGGCATGGTTACTCCTCCGAGGCAGCTAAAGCCCTCATTCTATCTACTAACCTTCTAGCACGATTTGGCACCTGAGTATACCATCTGGAATCGACCATCTCGTCTGCTGCTCGATTCCAATCTTTTGCGTAGATACCAGACTTCATACCAACAAATTTGGAGAGACGCGGCCTACCCATATTAAACATCATATTGCAGATGATATGCTGGCACTCCTCGGGTAAATCGTCAAAGTTTTCGTATAGAACACGGCACTCATCTATCGTAACAGCCATATCAAGGTTAAACAGCTGTTTTACTCGCTCTTGCTCAACCACTGTGCCGACAGGTTTGCCATGTTCTGGCTCACCCTCAAGAATTAGGTGTCCAATTCCGGTTGTAGGTAGGCCGAGATGATCTAAGTATATTTCGTACTTACAGCCCTCGTCCTCGGCTATCTCTTCGCGTAACCTATCCTTGTTCATTTTGTAAGTCCTTTGACCTTTTCTACTGTCCTGAGACCGCCAAGACCGAGCATCCCAAGAAGAACAGTCATAAGACTATCCATGTCAAATGTAGGAAGATCTGGTGCTTCCATGCCCGCATACGCAAAGCCAAACATGGTAACTGGGGCAAGAACAAAATGCCATATCATGGCCGTCGCTAGCCCCCAACCAAGAAACGGACGCCAACCAGCAACGAATATAGATCTATGTTGTGCTTCCGCCTTGTTGACCTCTATCTGACCCATGTTGGCTTCGTGCATCTGCCGTTCTGCCATGGTCGCTATTTCGTGTGCCAGCTTGTTCTTCTGATCCTTGTCCTCTATGAACTTGTCCAGAATCCCCGTGACGGGTCCAATCAGTGCTTGCAACATTTCGTTTTCTCCTGTTTGCCTCTGCCTGTAGTGCAGTTGTTCTCTGGTGCATACTCCACATCATCAATATACCTCCAAATCTTCACTGATTCTTACAGGCTTACAATAAGCTGTTACTTTGTGTTCTTCGGGTACTGAATTATAGTGTGTATAGTTTCCATACCTCTTTGTTACTTCTGCTGCAAAAAAGTTACATTCTGTTATAGAACGAAAGTACATATCATCACTTTGCACTTTACCACCTATTACAACAATTAACAGAAAAGCATGTATCATAACCACTCATTTTCTTGCTATCCAAGCTGTGGTCCCCATATACGCCCCAACTATTCCTGCACCCGAGATATAGAATAAGCTACTGATTTCACTCAGAGCTTCAACTCGTTCGACAGAAACCCAAGGCGTAAACATTGCTGCAGTAAACACTCCCATGCCAATCAAAGTAAAACGCGCCATCCGCAACTGAGCTAAACTCTTACGCAGATCACGCTCTGTTTCTCGTATCTCTTTGGCGTGTTCTAACTCCTCGTCCGTAATCTCACCATCCCCGTCAAGGTCGTACTTGGCGTATTCGGTGTCCTCTTGGAATTTCTTGCTCATTTCTGACTCTCTCGCACCGCCTTGAGAGTCTCCTGCACGGTCATCTCTTTTTTGGCGTTAGGGTCGTACTTGCACTGATACTCCGAAGGAATAAACTCCATGTACTCAAAGAACTGCGACTCAATCGTGTTGTTCTGGCCTCGGAAAATACAAACCGTTTGACGATTTTCAAGCCTCTCACATTTGACTTTCCGGCATGTTGTCATCTGTTCTGCATTAGCCGTATGAGATTTCAACAATAACACAAAAGCTGTAAGAGCGGCGAAGCCTGCACCCGTTACTATAACCCAAGCCACTATCTCGACAAATTTACGCCTGCGCTCCCTCTGCTTATACAGGGTCTCCTGACGCCTTTTCCGAATAGCCCCTTCCATTTTCACAAGCTCATCCCATTTGGATTTCCCCATGGTTAAGGAAATCCATTGCTGTAGCTCATAACGCTGCTGCTGCGCCTTCTGCTTATTAGCAAATGTCGTTATGGCCTCTTGCTCAACGCTTTGACCACCAAATAACTTTTTAAATATTGGAGGGTTCTTGGCTTCTTTCTCCATCTGATCCAGATCAGACAGTGCGCCCATCCAGCGCGAAAGATCGGACGCCATAGACTCAATGTCTCGTCCTATTGCAAAACCTTTTTTCAATGCCCCAAACGCTGCTGAAGCTGTGGCCATCGCGCTTACGGGGTCCATTACTTAGTCCTTCTGCAAAACTCTATCTAGCTTATCCTCAACTCTGTGGAGCGCATCCATGACACGAGTCATATCCTCTCGGGTATCAACACGTGTAGCGTAGTCCTCGCGAGTGCGATTGAGTAAGATCTCAACACGCTTTAACTCACGTGCTTGCGACCCAAGAAACCACCCACCGCCCATCACGATCAAGGCAATCAAACCATCTATAATATGCACAAGATCAAGTTCCATCAGCCAGCTTCTAGTGCGCTAAGTCGTGCTTCCAAGTCAGCACGCTGCGTTTCAAGGGTTTCAATGCGGGTCATGGCTTCTTGCAAGGCTTTGACTGCTTTCATATGCAGCACGGATGTTTTCACCGACTTCCGCAACTCATTGTCTGGATTAGCAGTAACATCATACCAGTCACCCTCATCTATCAAGCCGGACATTCCTGCTGCTTCTAATTCTTGTGCAACAACACCGATGTGCGTATCGCTTTTGCCAATCATGTTGAATTTGCGAACTCGAACAGCCTTGATGTCATCCCATTGAGAAGTGGCATCAACGATGTTTTCTTTCATCCGTTGGTCTGATAATGAGCCGTAACTGTCGCCTACGTTAACTACATTACCACTATCTCTTACCAACAATACGGATTGTACGCCGTGAACTGAACAGCCTAAATGATTGTAACTTGAATTTGATGTGTTTCGTGTTGTAGATACTTGAAGTGTAGAGGAACCATAACTTGCGTTAGTTGCGTGGATAAACGCAGCGTTTCTGTTGTTCGGTTCTTCAGCATGAATCCTGCCACTGGCTGATGAAGCCGCAACACCAATACCAAGAGAGCCGGAATCAAGGTTCATCCGTTCATCGTTGCCTGCACGGAAAGACAATGCGTCGTTTGTGTTATCGTAGCGAATACCGCCTATGTCTGCATCAGATGTATCGCCCATATCAATGATTGAGGTGCCGCTAGTGCCAGAAATCAACTCCATCCTTGCGCTGCCGCTTTCGGCGTGTATGGATAGTAATTGAGAGGGGCTGTTAGTCCCTATTCCAATTCGGTCATTGCCAGCATCTACAAACAAAAGGTTTGCATCACCGTTGCCCTCAACACGGAAGTCTAGGTCTTGGCTGTCTTGGTTAAACACAGTTTCAGTTGAACTATGCTCTACACGACTTCGCATCGTGCCGCCAACCATTGTCAATGTTTGAAAAGTTGCATCCTCTGTGCCATCGCTTACATCAGGGATAAAAGCATCAATACGGACAGCTTCTGTTTCCTCTGCTGCATCGTTGTCGAATAAAAAACGAAAGCGACCAACCGTGTCGTTATCAGCAGGACTGCCACTGTCACGTTTCAAATCAAGGCGAGGACCGGCTGAAGCATCAGCATCAGTAGATTTAAGTATAAGCTGTGAAGTGTTGTCAGCAGTCGTAATCGTTACACCAGATAACAGGTCTGCTATTTCTTGCGCTCTACTCATTATGCGTTCTCCAGT